ACACACAATCCACTCCCCAGTGTTGCTCAAGCAATTAATCAGCTACAACCGCAAGAAAGGAAACTTCGATGCCGTGATGGCCTTTATGATGGTAATGTTCCAACTGCAAGACGAAGCACTAGGAACAGAGTACAAAGAAACAAACGTCTCAAACGCCCTCAACCAGCTTGCTGAACACATGACAAGCAAGTACAAATGAACAATGAACACCGTATTTCCCAATCAGCTAAAAATGCTAGAGGGAAGGACTACTATAAGCGGCAGATAGACTACTATGACTCAAGAGCCTTTGGAGATCCGCATTTCCAATTCGACGGACGCATAGAGTTTGATGCTATGAAGGCTAACTACGACTTGATGAACAACATCATCAATGAAGCCGATTTCAATCATGTAGTTAAGCCTTGGGGGGAAGGAGGAGGTGAACTTCCTGCAAAGTTTGCAAACAAAGACATCACCTCACCAAAGATCAAAGCAGTGCTTGGCATTGAGTCCAAGCGGCCTTTTAACTACAAAGTCGTAGCAGTCAACGAAGAGGCTACCACTCGTAAGGAACAGGAGGAATCAGCTAAGATCAGACAGTTTGTAATCGAACAGATCATGGCTCCCTTAAAGGAGGAAGCTATGAGACAAACTGGACAACAACAAGAACAACCAGCAGAGGTACAGACACCAGAGGAGGTCAAACGCTACATGCGTGGCAACACCAAAGACCCTGCTGAGATCCTGGCCGCTCAAACCCTTGCTTACCTTTCGCAGAAGTTGTTTCTGAAAGACCACTTCAACAAAGGTGCAAAACATGCTGCCATAAGTGGCAGAGAAGTGTACTGGGTTGGCGATGTAAGAGGTGAACCTGCTATAATTACGGTAAACCCACTGTACTTTGACCACGACAAATCTCCTGACCTTCAATTCATTGAGGATGGTGAGTGGGCAATTTGCGAATACCGTATGCTTCCTAGCCAGATCATTGGCACATTTGACGAGCTTACCAATGCAGAGATCGACAAGATCAATGAACTGTACAAGGCCAACTCATCGAACGAAGCGTTCAACGCGAACCCAAGGTGGGAAGACACGGACTACATTAGGGTTCTTCACGTAACATGGAAAGGACTTCGCAAGATCGGTACACTTGATTATAAGGATATGCAAGGGCAAAAGCGGCAAAAAGTTGTTGCTGACACCTACACACTTAACAAGGAAGCTGGCGACATCAGCATCACTTGGGAATGGATTCCTGAAGTCCATGAGGGCTACAAGATCGGTGCAGACATCTACACACGAATGCGCCCCCTGCCTAACCAGTTCAAAGATCCAGACAACATCTACGAATGCAAATTGCCTTACGTCGGAGCTGTCTACGATTTTGAGAACTCTCGCCCAACTTCGTTGGTTGATCGCGCAAAGCACTGGCAGTACCTTTACGACATCATTGCATATCGTATGGAGTTGCTGCTTGCGAAAGACAAGGGTCGTATCGCTGCGGTAAACATCAACTCGGTCCCTACCACGCAAGGTCTTGATCTCAAGAAGTTTGAGTACTATATGGAGGCCAATCAGTTGATCTATCTCAACCCCAACGAAGAGGGTATGAGAAATCAATCTGATCCCAACATCACAAATCTACTGAAAGAGATCAACCTGTCCAACACAACGGACATTTCATTCTACATCAAGTTTCTTGAGTACGTAGATGTTATGTGCGGTCAGGCGATGGGTGTTACCAAACAACTCGAAGGTCAAATTGCTGAAAGGGAAGCAGTTAGCAACGTACAACGTTCTGTACAGTTTTCTACTAACATTCTTGAGTCATTCTTCCAGACCCATGATCAGGTCAAACTGAATGTGTTGACCAGACTTCTGGAAACAGCAAAGGTTCTGTATGCAATTGGCAAACCTCGCAAGCTGTCTTACTTCCTGGATGACATGTCAGTTGCGACACTGACGATTGATCAAGAATTGCTTGACAACTCCACCTATGGAATCTTTATCACGGATGGCTACAAAGTACAAGAGAATCAGGAGACAATGAAAGTACTTGCCCAAGCGGCTATGCAGAATCAGATGATCCCACTCTCCAGTGTCACACGAGTTTTACAAGCAGGCTCAGTTCGAGAAGCAGAAGAATTCCTTCAGGAAGGTGAAGCCACCATGCAAGAACGTGCAACGCAAGCCGCTGAAGCCGAACGTCAACACCAGATGGAAATGTATAAGCTTCAGATGCAAATGGAAGAGCAGAAACATCAGTGGGAGCTTGAAAAACTTCGTGAGGAAGAACGTCTGAAAAAAGACAGAGAACTTGCCAAACAAGCGATACTTGCAGCAGGCTTTGCTGAGGACAAAGACCTCAACAAAAACAAAAAACTTGATGTGTTGGAGATGGCCGATTACTTCTTGCAAAAGCGTAAATTAGACCTTGAAGAGCAGAAAATCAAGGCTCAAAAATCGTCTAAATAATCGTAATAGTATAGGCTTCGGCTGACAAATTTTGAAATCGAACAATTTAATCGTATATTTATATGGAAGACAACAAGCTTGACGTATGGAGCTGGGAAGATGAAAACGATGATTTTCTTAGTCCAGAAGATACAGTCATAGAAGAGGATCAACCTAAAGAGGATGAACCAATAGTTGAAGAACCTGTCGAGGAAGAAGAAACCGAAGAAACGGTTGAAGAGGAGGAAGAAGAAACTCCTAACCCTTGGGCAGATGCAGTTGACCATTTCAAAGGTCTTGGTTTCTTGGGTGAAAAAGAATATAGTGACCTGAACGAGATGACAGATGACATCGAAGAATACATTCTTGGATCAATCGAAGGCTCGGTCAAGAAAGTCATCGAGGAAGTGGGTCAAAAAGCTGGCAGCGAAGGTGCGGCATTCATGCAGTACCTTGTTAACGGTGGAGATCCTTACACTTTCATGGAGACTTACAGAACTCCAACCTTTAACCTGAAAACCGAAGCAGGACAGGAAGCTGCGATTCGTTACTATCTGAAAGAGGTAGACGGGTATGACGACGACGAAATCGAAGATCGGGTTGAATATCTGATTGAAAAGGATCGTCTGGAAGCAGATTCTCAAAAAGCTGTGAATCGACTCAAAAAAGTAGATGAGCAGCAACGAGCAGCCCTTGCAAGGGAACAAGAAGAAGCCACAGCTAAAGCCAAAGAAGCAGAAGCGTTACGCAAAACTACGTTGAAGAACGAACTCCTAAAACTAGACAACGCTTTTGGATTTTCTTTTAGTCCCGTTGAACGTCGCACTCTCTACAACTATTTTACCGAACCGTCCGTAAAGCAAGGTAACAACTATGTCACCGAATTCGCTAAGGACTTCGGCGAGGTTTATCAATCCGACCCTAAAAAGCTTGCTGTAATAGCAAAATTACTCAAGAACAACTTCGACTTCTCTGAGCTTCAAAAAGAGGCTGAAACTCAAACAGCTAAGAAGCTTAAAAAGACCTTACAGAGGAGAGAAGAGGGGACAAAGAAAACCCCCGCACCAGCCGCTTCAGCAGCGGTATGGGACGCTTTCAAAGTTTAAAACCAAATGAACGTAAACAACGATTACATTATCAGGCGTATGCCTTGGCACTCCAACCATACGGAGTCTAAGCACCTTGGTCGCGCACTGATCGCAAAACCCCACGTTTTTGAGGGTGTTGTGAACAAAGTATTTACAGCCTACAACTACAGCGAAAACCCGACGATGGACTTGCTGGTAGGCTCTGGCAAAGAAGTTGAAATTGGCAATGTTGAATGGACTTGGCAACTACGTGGTCGTTCCACCAAACCTGTAATTGTACAGGACACGGTGAAGACTGGCACTCCTGGCCTCGGCATTCAGCCGTTTGACCTGACCTTTGCTGAAATGCAATGGAAACCTGGGGACGTAATCCAACCAGGAAACGAACTCTTCCAGTGTCGCGTACAACGTGATCTCGGCCCTGCTGGCGGTGGTCATCACAAGTATGAGCTGATCCTGATGACGAAGGACACTGCGAAGTACCTGCCCGTAAAATATACCGCTCCTGGTACGAAATGGGGTAAATCGCACAGTGCATACGAAGAAGGTTCTGAACAAAGCGGTAGCGTATCTTACGCCCTGCCGTTCGAACTGAAAGACCGTATGTTCCGTCTGCGTAAGTCCTACACCGTAACTGGCGACGCCACGACTGATGTGCTCGAAATGTCCATTCCTGATGGCACGGGCAAGCGTCACAATATGTGGATCAAATATGCCGAAGCGGAATTCTGGCGTCAATGGTACAAAGAGATCGAGCGTTCCTACTGGATGTCTCGCAGCTCTGATGTAGTTACTGGTTCAACTGGCCGTGCACTGAAAAACGGTGCTGGTATGTTTGAGAAGCTGGAAAGTTCCAACCAACACTACTACAGCGTACTGTCGCCGCGCCTGATTGAAGACTTCCTGATGGGTATCTTCTACAACCGCGTTGCTCCTGGCCCCCGCCGTGAGATCGTAGCTTTCACTGGTGAATATGGTATGATCCAATTCAACCGTGTTGTGCAAGACGCTCTGGCTAAGAAAGGCTTCATCAACGCTGTTGACTTCGCAACGCAGTCTGACGCATCCCCGTACCACTCCAACGCTCGTAGCTACGGCTACCAGTTCACGCAGTATAAGATGTCCAACGGCATTAGCCTGCGTCTGGTTCACAACCCGCTGTATGATGACACCGACTTGTTCTGGGACATCGACCCGCTGACGGGCTATCCGTACCAGTCTCAGCGTTTCACCTTCATGGACTTCTCTGGCGAAGGTGCTGATTCCAACGTTCGGATTGTCAAGAAGAAAGGTGGCTACAGCCTTGCATACGTACAAGGTCTTGTTGGTCCTTACGGTCCTGTTGTAAACGGTGCTTCTGCTCATGCAGGTGACTACTACGAAATGACCGTCAAAACCCAAACGGGCATCCACGTTAACGATTTGTCCAAGTGCGGAGAACTGATCCCGATCGGTTTGAAAGCAGGTCTTTAAATTATAACGAAGGGCTGCAAATTGCAGCCCTTCTCATACCAACACCATGATAGTCGAACTCAGACACATAC